AATCACGTCCACGTTAACGAGGGTGTCACACTCTACCGTCTAGCCAAGCGTCTTGGAGTCACTCATGGTGCCCTACGGTTCCGTTTAGCCCGTTATGGATACAAACTACCTATAAATGGATCAAGTAAGGTATACGCTTTAGTACAGAGAAAAAATCGCTACCTAGTTTAATAAATAAGTAAATAAGATAGAATATAGATATGTCAACGTCCAGAAGGTCAGCTAGATTACAGGAACTGCCTAGTGCAGAGTCCTCCTATTTGAATACTCTCACGGACGTTGACCTACTGAAACGCGTAGCCGCTCTATTTGAGAAGGGGTGGACGTTAGCCGCAATAGGTCAAGCGTTCACTCCTCCAAAGGGTAGATCCACCGTGAAATCCTGGGTTGACCGTTCTCACCAATACTCACACCCACACCCACACTTAACCCTAGAAAAACCAGTTCCGTCTCCTAAACATAAAACGGATCCTAAAGGTTATCAGCGTCTTACCCCTAAATCTCCAGGTGTCCCTGCAGATATCACCGAACGTCTACAAGAACTAGCTCCCCTTGCCAAAGGGTTTAGAGCAAGAATGTCCTCCTCAACTCAAGAAGCTAGGGCAAATAAAGAAATGGACACCATTGTCCAAAATCTAAGAGTCCATGACGTCTCCATAGCAGACATTGCCAGAGCTGCCCAGGTAACTCACAGGGCCATTGCTAAACGTATTGAAAAACTGAACCTAACCTAATCTAACCTAACCTAACTAAACCTACGGATACCAGATGAAGATAATTTACGACCTATTTCCAGCTCACTTTACAGTAGCGCCTCCAGGAATATACGTCGACGTCCATGAGATGGTTGCCAACTCTCCAAAGCCAGGAGCTTTCTTTGTCCAGACAACTAGGGTTCTAGTTACAGAAACCCATATAACAGTTGCGCAAGACTCTCCCGAAGGTGCTCAAATAGTCTTCAACGAACGTTACTCATTCTTTGAAAAATCTGAAAAACCCGAACTAGAGTCTTACCTCATCACGGAGTCTGGAAAAATGGCAGCCTTTAAAAAAGACACCAACTGCGGTTGCGGCTCACGTTTACGTAGCTGGAATCCGTACCGTACACTAGGATCAATATATGATCCATCTAACTGAACCGACGTTATTCCAGTTCCTAGTTCTCTCTCTAGCTACCTATCGACTAGCTAGATTATTTACGATTGATGTCATTTTTGAGTGGCTTAGGACTCGGATTTGGAAAAAGTTTCCACCGAGTACTACATTCGGATATTTGTTTACTTGCGTCTGGTGCATGAGCATATGGTTCGGATCACTAGTTGCAATATCATATACAATAGAATCAGCAACGACGGTGATCTTATGCTTGCCGTTAGCTCTTTCAGCAGTTGCAGGAATTATAACCGCACGAGTTGACTAAACTTCGTTCCGTTATCAAATGACAGGAGCTTATTTTGGGCGTTTTCAGCCGTAATCAGAGTACACAAGGCATTCGAGCCAGTGTACCTACTAACCCTTCCACGGGTCTTCCAGCCAACTCACTCTTCCTCAGCCAACCTGGCCAGGCACAGGTTATAGCCTACTCATCTCCCCGTCCCCTAACTGCTGCGGCTTCACAGGTACGTCTAAATGATAAAGGCGAAGCAGAAACTTTTAGAAACCGTAGGATGGCCCAGTCTTCAAGCTGGCAGACAGAGGCTTGGGAATACTACGATGCAATCGGTGAAGTTAAATACGCCTTCAACCTAGTTGCCAGCGTTGTCTCACGTATCCGTCTATATGCAGCCATAGTTCAGGACCCAGCTGAAGCTCCTATGCCTATTAGAAACGTCGCTAACGTTGATGATAATCTTGCAGGAGCTGCAGAACGTGCTCTTGCTCGTCTAGATTCCGCCTACGGAGGCCAGGCAGGTCTACTAAAAGACTGCGCCCTAAATCTTTCTGTTACGGGTGAGTGCTACCTAGTACAAATGCCAGCTCGAATAGGCTCAGGAATATCAGAGTCATGGGATATCCGCTCAGTTGACGAACTTTCTATCGACTCCAAGGGAGACTACATAGTTGCAGGTAGACGAGAGTACCTACAAGGTGCTACAAACTCAGCTGCAGCTAGACGTGGACTAACCCCACTGCCTCCGAAGGCATTTGTTGGCAGAATCTGGCGTGCCCACCCACGCTTCTCGGATGAGGCTGACTCAAGCCTACGAGGCCTACTAGACCTTTGTGCGGAACTACTACTTCTCAACCGTACTTTCCGTGCTACAGCCCGCTCACGCCTCAATGCGGGTGCATTGTACCTACCTGACGGCCTATCAGTGGCAGCTACCCCAGATCCTAACTATCCTTACGAAGATTCAGACGGTCTCTACAGCGAGCCAACTCCTGATGAAGTTGCTGATGAGTTTGAAGACCAGCTTATCGACGCTATGACTACTCCAATTCGTGATGAAGACTCTGCCTCGGCAGTTGTCCCACTAATTATTCGTGGCCCAGCAGACCTTGGTGACAAGATTAAGCAGTTCAAGTTCGAAAGAAGCTTCGATCCTGCCCTTGCAGCACGTTCAGACCGTGTTCTTGAGCGTATTTTGCAAGGTCTCGACGTCCCTAAGGACATCGTTACAGGTCTAGCCAACGTAAAGTATTCAAATGCCATGCAAATCGACGAAAGCCTCTACAAGGCACACATCGAACCTCTAATGTTGCTAATTGCAGATGCTTTGACCGTTGTTTACCTACGTCCATACCTCCTAGCCAATGGCTATTCCGAAACTGATGTTAGTAAGGTTGTTATCTGGTTTGACCCAAGCCAAGTTGCAACTCGTAACGACCGTGCAATGGATGCAGACAGTGGCTTTGAAAAGATGGCAGTCAGCTACGATACTTGGAGACGTGCTCACGGCTTCTCAGATGCTGACGCCCCGTCTCCAACAGAGCTTGGACTACGTCTACTCATTGAAAAGGGTGCTATTACCCCTGAACTGACTGAAGCCATGCTTGCAGCAGTCGCACCAGAGGTCATGAAAGCAGCTAGAGAGGCATCTCAAGCCACAAGCGCAGCTCCGATGTCACCAGATATAGCTCAAGCTATCCAAGGCCCTCCAGCAGGCGCTGAAGCCCCAACTGAAGCACCAGCACCTAGTACAGCACCTCCTATACAACTTGCCGAGCCAACAACCAATCAATCAGATCTAAACCAATAAGGAAAATAAATGGAAAACGAAGAAGTACAGAACTTCAGTAATGAAGGACTCGCTAAACAGCTAGCTAAGATCCTCGGATCTACTGTTGTTGCCCAGTACACAGCTCACGGCTACCACTGGAATGTAAAAGGCCCTGAGTTTACTCAGTTCCACGCTATTTTTGACTCGGTATACTCCGACTGGACAAGCACAGAAGATAAGCTAGCGGAGTATATCCGAACTCTAGGCTTCGATGCTCCCTTTACTCTAGGAGACTTCCTAAACCTATCATGCTGCGAAGCACGATTTGCTGCAGGAGAGCCTTTGGAGATGACTGCTAACCTCTACGAGCTGAACATGATGCTACTAGGTCTATACAAGGATCTTTTTGATGTAGCTTCAGCTTTGAACAACCAAGGTATTGCAAACTTTGCTGCCGAACGTCAAGACTCACACGCTAAGTGGAACTGGCAGCTCGGAACCATGATTGGCGCTGACGCTACCATGATCCAATCGGTAAACTTGGGAAAATCTGAGGCTGAATCTCCTCTAAATGCAACTACTGACGTAGTTGTGGAAGTTCAGCCTATTCAAGACTACAGTTCAGCTATTTCTGCTTCTGGAACAAGAAAAATCGCATTTTCTAAAAGCACAGAAGACCAGCTATATCAAAAAGCAGTCGAGTACAACCAGTCTTCAACGGATAAGGTAGCTATTTCACAGATCAAGCTTGTCTACCGTAGAGGAGCCTCAGACTTCTCTATAGGGAGTATCCCTAACGAGAGCCTAAGCTCATGGGCCTCGTCGCGGGTTGATGCATTCTTGACTCTATTGAAAAATGGAGCCCCTAAGAATCCTTCATACACCCAAGACTACGATTTGCTGCCAAAAGAGCACCCTAAAGCGTTAAAAACCCCTACAACAGGACTGACGGCAGCTGCTACCGCAGAAAGAGACCTCTATGTCTCTCTTCTACCTGAGAGTACCTATGCTAGTCCCGAGGAAGCCATTTTCTCTATGGCTGAGTTCTCAGGACTAGGCTATGAAACAATACCAGCCTTCAGAGCAGCTTGGAAGAGAGGCGTTTCTAATTCAGAGTCGCCTTTTGAGAGAGCAGCTATGCTAGCTGTAGACCTATATAAGAGTAAAGACGCAGACCTACTGCCAAAACTAGAGGAATACTAAGCGTGAGCGATCAAATCAACCCAATCGACGCCTTCGACAGTAAGTTTGATGGAGAAACTAATCTACGCGACTCAATTATTGACCTAATTGAGACGGAATATGTAGATGTCCCATTAGTACGAAAAGTATCCGATCAGGTTGTATTCTCTGTAGCCGAGCGAGCACTTGCTTCTACAGCATCTCTAGAGGTAGAGAGCCAGTACTTTGCAGTTCTGCGTGAAGTCTCGGGGTTCTTGACACTATCCTGCTATGGGGAACGTCCTAACGGTGAGTCCAAGCACACTGACCTTCTACCTATAGGTCACCCACTATCGACTGCCCCACACAGCCTAACTGCATCAGCTTTGAGACTGGAACAAGCTGCCTGGGTCTCAGTAGACTCAAGAATAGCTAACGACTCTGTAAAAGCTATTGTTTCAGCTGCTTACTCTGCTAATCCTCTTAGTATTGAGTATATTTTTGCTATGGCTCGGTTGCATGCGCTATCGCATGACGAGGTCCCACGCGACATCGTTCTAAACCCTATTCTTGCCGCAGCAGACCCATATGCGGGTAAGAACAGTCCCGCAGACCGTGCAGCTCGAGCTGAAGCTCAGAGGCGTGACCGATTCGGACGCTTTGCCTATGAAGGCGGAGGACTTAGGTTCTATCTCCGCGACCACCAAGGAAGAATTAGCTCCGTTGTTGGAAAGTATGCTGGAAATGGCTTAAACCCTAACAATGTTCAGGTAGAAATTTCTGGAGTTCCAAACGTAAAAGATGGAATCTACTCAATACCAACAAATTCTATGGAATACATTAAAGCTGTACTTCCAGAAGGTATTATCTCTAACAAGACTTCGATGGCACCGCCACTGGGTGTACCTGTAGTTGAGATAGCTAGCCTAAGCCGTAGTGCATTCCCAACTAGCTGGGGGACAACTAAAATTGCAGCTAACCCTACAAATGTAGTGACTAAAGTTACCCCTAACTCGTCTCTTGCATCTAGAGATGGCTACCAAGTATCTGTTTTCAATAATCAGGACGAAG